CTTCTGGTCGGTTCAAAATGGGGCCTCATCGCTGTAATCTGGGAGCATAGGAGATAGGGGCTTGTCATCTACAGCCCACTCCTGCCCGACAATTCGCTGATATTTCCCTTCCATCTTGAAGAAAATCTTAGTCGGCGGGTAAGCTCTTTCCAATCGTTCAGTAGCATCGTCTCCGGTCAATTCTTGCACTGGCACATGGCAACCTTTGGCGATCTCATTAAGTCTGGCCCGACCTTTCTGACCAGCGAATCCGTCGTGCCATATACAAAGATACTCTTTCAATACTTCCGTTACCCTGCCATAATAGCTGACAACAATCATCGGTTGGTCAGATTTCTTGCTTCTGGCTATCGACCATGTCCACGACGAAACTATCATCTCGGATGGTTCTCGACCCATGATATCGTCGTTTCTAAGGACCAATTGCTCTTTTTGTAGTGGGGGGAAAGTGAAGTTGCAAGCCGGGCAGATTCTCGTTGCCGTCGCCACAATCTCGCCACACTCGGGGCACGCCTTTGATGGCGGGATTCCTTCGCTTTCGCCGTATTTGGTGGGGATCTTGAGGGCTACCACCGGGCCGTGACGAGCCACTAGCCCGGCAAAATCTAGAATCAAGCAATCCGAACCGTTAGGCTTGACGCGAAATCCTCGACCTACCTGCTGGAGGAAAAGGCCGGGGCTTTCGGTCGCACGCAGGAGCGCGATAAGGTCAATCCCTGGATGATCAAAACCTGTCGAAAGAACCATAACGTTGGTCACGGCCCGAACTTCCCCAGATTTGAACTTCCTCAGAATCTCGGCGCGTTCTCCATCCTGGGTTTCCCCGGTCACCATCTCGGCGCTGATTCCGCGAACCCTCAAGGCGTCCCTGACGTGTTCGGCGTGTTTGACCCCGGCGCAAAAGAAAAGCCAAGATTTCCGGCCCTCGGCCCTAGCAATGACTTCCTCGACAATCGCCACGTTATGCGGCTCCGTGTCCACGTGAGCTTGAAGTTCTGACTCAATAAAGTCGCCACCACGTTTGTGAACCCCGTCCGTGTCCAGCTTTGCCGTCGTAGTCTTTGACCTGAGTTGAGCTAGATGTCCAAGATTCTGCAATTCTTCAATCGTTACGGGTTCAATCAAGGCGTCAAATATTGCTGGCTTTTCTGTTACTAGACCATGGCCCAACCTCCACGGCGAAGCGGTGAGACCGATGATTCGCAGAGATGGATTAATCTCCTGTAATTCTTTGAGCAATTCACGATACGCGCCCTCATCTTTGTGGGAAATGGTATGTGCCTCATCTATGATTATTAAATCCTGATGCCCCAACAGGTAGGCCTTTCCGCGAAGGGACTGAATGCCCCCGAAGGTAATGGCGTCTATTTCCTTTCGACCAAGCCCAGCCGAGAAGATTCCTAACGGCGCATTCGGCCAGACTGACCTCATCTTCTCTGCATTCTGAGAAATAAGTTCCTTGACATGCGTCAACATGAGAATCTTAGTTCCGGGCCAGCCTTGAATGGCATCTTTGCAGAGCATAGCGATGATGATTGACTTTCCGGCACCGGTCGGAAGTACCAAGCACGGGTGCCCCTCGTTTTGGCGCAACCATTCCCAGGTCATTTCTACGGCCTTAGATTGGTAGGGACGAGGAGTTATGGTTGGGGCGAAGGCTAGACTTGTTTCAACGGCCATTCCACAACCTCTTCCGACTTTTCAACCTTCACAATATCCGAAGGCCCCACAAGCTCCCGCGAGTCAATTCCATCCTCACCGTTTACGATTTGTACCCCGTCCATTTCGTACCTTGCCGAGTTACCGACGCCGTCTAGCATAAGAAATGGGACGAGATCGGGGTGAAGCACGTGCGAACGGCAACCGACGCGCTGGAAATCAACGGGGATGTTCTTACCGTGAAGTACACAGGACCAAGTACTATCTGACTCGGATGTACTATGCGAGCACGTGCGACAATTTTTTTCCTTTGTCTTTTTTGTTGAGAAACAAAACTCATGAGCAAAACACATTTTGCATTCATACCACGACGAGTCGGTACTAATCGGCGGAGGCATTCGGTCGGCGATTGCAATCCGCTTGCCACGTTCAATGATTGCCTCGGCTTTCGGTTTGTCTAAGCGGATGCGTTCGGTGTAGATACGGTCATCGTCCTTACAGATTGCAACGTATAGGCAGCGGTCAATCTTTCCGAAACCGTTCTCTTCAATAAAGGAAGGAAGAAAGGTTCCTAGCATATAACCTTGACACTGTGCCCAGTGGAGAGGCTTAGACTTCTCGACCCCATGGCGCTCAAGATCATCAAAAGACTTCTTTGAATGGGTCTTTATCTCAAGAGTATGTAATTTCTCCGGAGCCTCGGGAACGCCGGAGACAATAACGCCGTCCATGGAGCCTGAGACGTGAGAACCAAAATCGACACGCTTCTGATCCCATCCGGAAAACCGTACGTCAAGGCCAGCTTTTCGCAGATCGGCTACAACTTGCGCCTCTTCGTTTTGACCTCGTCGGAACAATCGGAGAATACGCCCCGGGAACTTCTCGACGACTGCCCATCGTAGTGACAGCCAGAGTCTACGCTCACAAGAGTTGCCCAGGGTTGAGACCCCCAGATGGGGGCGTGGAGGTTCCTGCGTGGACTCATGCGCTAAGTCGATCTTGGCGACGAGTTGATTTAAGAGATTGTCGGGTAACTTCATGTTTGCTCCTATATATATGGGCCAAGGCTCACCACCTGCTTTTACGAAGCAGGAAACGCCCTCCCAAGGGAATGTCAAGGAACGGTTACGTCGAAGGCTTCGCCCAAGGCGGCGCAGGCGTTCCACTGGCAACCGGCGCAGACGTTGCACGAGGCAACGGCGAGGCGCTTCCTTCAACAGCCTTGAACCCGCGAACTTCGTTGCGCTGGTCGAAGCCTTCCTGTTTCTTGCTCAACGCAACCTTGATTTGTAGAACGCCTCCGATTAGCTGATCGGTGTCCTGAATCTTGGCAATCCCAACGGCTCCCATGACCTCGCCGAGTTGCTGAAGTCCAATCCGTTCGGCCTCGGGGTTCTTGTTCTTGATATTCAAGTTCCCGAAGATTACGCGCCCGGCGTGAGCCGGCCCGGTAATCGAGTATTGGACCGCAATGTACTGCCCGTCGTTCGCCTTGGTGGGCTTCAACTCTGCCCCCCTGATCTGTGCCAAGTACCACCCGTCCGGCACCGGGTCGTAACCCTGGGATTCGGGAAGGTCGGAGAGAGAAATGTTCAAACTAGCCATTAGTTGGCCTCCTTTTGTGATTCGGTGGGCTTTTGTGTTTCTGACTTGGTGACAATGCCACCCTTAACCTTACGGATGATTTCCCCAAGGTCGGGCTGTTCCCACATTTCCAGCCGTCCGCCACGGTTCTTCGCTTGCCAGAGCCCATCAGTCTGAGTCTGGAACATTCGGACAATCTGCCCCTCGTTAAGTTCTGCCCGGAGGGCTAGAACGATATCGAAGAAGAATGGAAGCGACTGGGTTAGAGTCTTGCCAGGCATTGACGGCCCGTAAAGCATCCTGCCCTTTTCGTCCTGAACCTTGTCGAGCTGAGCGCTGAAATAAATATTCCTCCCCGGGAGATCCCTAAACTTTCGGATACGCTCGGCGATAACATCCGCCATATTTCCATATGCGGCGCGTCCATCCGCCGACTTCTTCTTCTCGGCATTGAGACAAACCTCTGCAATGTCGGTAATCGAGTCTAGGGCGATGGATTCGAAAGACTTGCCGACAGGATCGTTGACAATGAAGTCATACATCTCGTCTAGCTTGTCGATGTTGTCAATCGCCTCGTAGGGCAGTTCAAAGTCAGAAAGCGAGAGAAGCCCCTTCTCTGTCGATAGAATCAGCGGATTCGGAAGCGTTCGGATGGCCAAGGTTTTCCCTGCCCCGCTCTCACCGTAACAAAGAATCTTGACCCCGTCACTGCCCCCGCCCATGGTGCTCTTTAGTACAACGGCCATAATACCCCCTTGAATTGTGCTTTTGCTTTCTATACGATAGCTATAGACACAATAAACGATAGATTGTAGTATGTCAATATGAGTTTAGGGGGTATTTATGACAAGAGTCGAAAAGATTCGAGAAAAGCTGAGAGACCGGCGACTTTACATGGTTGCCGAAGCAACAGGGATGACCTACCAGGGATTGTTGAACATTGTAAACGGGAGGACCAAGGAACCTAAAGACTCTACCATGAACAGACTTGAAGCATACCTTAACCGGGAGTCTACCAATGGGCAACCTAACACCGTTCCTAGCTGACCACGTCCAAAAGATCGACCCGCCAGAGGTTCAGCTACGAAATGCCATGATATCCTCGGGGCAAACACCGCCTGAAAGTATCGTTATGGACGGAACGCTTCGGAGATACGACGACGTAAAGGACGGCGGTGACGCGCTCTGGTACGTGGCTTTCGAGGACAATATCCCTGGCGGCGCCTTCGGTTCCTGGCGGGACGGCACGTCAATAAACTGGCGCGGAATTACCGGGCGAACCTATTCCATGGTCGAGGAACTAGCGTACAAGGCCGCGTTATCCGAGGCTAAACGAAAGGCAGATACGGACAAACGAATCAAAAACGAACTCGCAGCCGACGATTGTGCGAAGATATTCGATTCACTCAAGCCAGCGGACTCGGGGCACCCCTATCTTTCCCGAAAGCAAGTAGGTCCGCACTCGGCGAGAATTAACGGGCGCGGGGAATTGGTCGTGCCAATGTACTCTTCCGACGGTGAAATCATCAGCCTTCAAACTATTTCTGCTGACGGTGGAAAACTCTTCCACAAGGGTGGAAAGGTAAAAGGTGCTCTCCTTTTATTTGGCGCAATGGCCGATAAAGTTTTCGTAGCGGAGGGGTTTGCTACCTCCGCGACAATCTACGAATCTACCGGTGTTTGCACGGTTGCCGCTTTCTCGGCCTCGAATATTCCCGAGGTGGTCGGCGCAATTCGTGCCAATCATCCCGGCGCTGATATTGTCATTGTTGCCGATAATGACAAGGGTGGAGTTGGTCGTAATTACGCCGACCAAGCCGCTTCAAAGTTCGGCGCTACGGTTATTATGCCGCCAGAAATAGGACAAGACGCCAACGATTACAAATTAGCTGGCGGTGATTTAGCAGGACTTTTGACGCCACAAAAGAAAGAATGGCTAGTTAGGGTCAGGGAGTTTTCAAAAGAGCCAGCACCGATTAAATGGCTAGTAAAACATTGGATTCAATCTGACGCGATGATTATGGTCCACGGGCCTTCAGGGTCAGGTAAAACCTTCGTGGTCCTAGATTGGTGTTTGAATATGGTAACTGGTTCTGCGTCTTGGATGGGCCATAAGGTTTCGAATAAGCCGGTTGTCTATCTTGCAGGAGAAGGTCACCACGGGCTTAGGTCGCGAGTTTCGGCATGGTTTGAAAGAAACAAAACTCCGAAGGAATTAGACCCGCCTTTTTGGCTTTCTAAGTCAGGTTGCGACCTCAATACACCGCAAGGGTTACAGCTAGTCCTGACAGAAATAAGGTCATTGCCAGAAACCCCTGCAATGGTTGTAATCGACACTCTCCACCGTTTCCTGGCCGGTGATGAAAACTCAGCTCAAGATACTAAGACTATGCTCGATTCTTGTTCAATTATTCAACGTGAGTTTTCTTGTTCGACTCTTTTGGTCCATCATACCGGCGTAAACGAGGAGGCTCAACACCGCGCTAGAGGGTCCTCCGCGTGGCGTGGGGCGTTGGATATTGAGATTAGTATTCAACCACCATCAGCTAAGGGCGGACCAATTTCTATCATCCAGAGAAAGTCAAAAGATGCCGAATTGTCGGAACCTGTTTTTGTAGAATTAGTACAACAAGAGGTTCCGGGGTGGGTCGATGAGGACGGGGAAGTTGTCAAGAGTGCGGTCATAATTCAATCCAATGGCCCTAGCAAAAAAGCTGATAAGAAAGAGACTGAAGCCATGTCGAGCCTCAAGTCCGCATGGTACGCAACAGGTATGGAAATTCTTAACGGATTACCATACGTGTCGAGATCTGCATGGAGGACCAACATGGAAAACGGACCCGAGGAAAGGGCTGAGAGTACAGCAAAGAACCACGTGAAGGCTTCCGACCCAAGATCGTTTGCAGCAAAATTGATAGCTGAAAACCTAATCCAAGAGCAAGGAAATGGGTTCGTCATCATCGACGAAGTGACCTCCTCAGCCCTAACGATTGTCCGTGGCACCCCTTCGTGATTCGGTTGTTTTCGGTTGTTTTCACGGTTGTAGCAGTTTACAACCAAT